AACACCTACCTAAACAACGGCGGCCTCGTCTACATCACGCAACTGTCCCAGAATTCGAGCCTTGTCGGCATTGACAATTGCCTGACAAGCACCTTTACCAATTATCGAATTATCATCGGGTTTGAAAATGTCACCCTGACTGGAACCTATCTGTTTCGTTTGAGGTCTGGCGGAACGGCGACCACTACCGATTATTACTACGGGGGTTGGGTGAATTACACAAACGCCGCGTCAGGGAATTATCAAAGCGGCGCTGGCCCTGGAAATAGTTTTCCTTTGTCAATACACACGGCAGGATCTATAAAAATCATGACTGTTATGGATTTAGGTAGTCCTCAAATGGTCGAACGCACAAGTATCCAAAACAAATCTATTTGCTCATACAGCAATTACATTTCGCTAGACACGGCTGGGTTTCTAAACAACACAACTCAGTACGACGGTTTCCAAATCACGCAGGATTCCGGCGGAACCATCGACGCGACTATGACCGTCTACGGATACAGAAAGCCCTAACGATGCCAACAATTGCCATTTACGACGCTGCGACCGGCGAAACAATCGAACGTGAAATGAACGCCGAAGAATTAGCCCAATACGAAGCCGACAAAGCGGCCGCGCCCAAATACCCACAAGAGGAGACACCGACAGAATGAGAACCCGCGTCGCCTTCACGGCGGCGCTTCTCACGGCCACCGCGCTAACCGGATGCACAGACCGCTACCGGAACCCTTGCGAAGCAGCCGCAACCACAACCACAACGATCAGGACGAAGAATAAGGCGCTCGGGTGGATCCCGCCGTCGACAATCTTCTACGAATCCCCCGGCTACCAGAAGCAAAGGATCATAAAGAAATGCGCATGAGACGCGGCCGCCGCTACACCTCCGCCGAACTGTCGTCGAGGCTTCGTTTCGTGATCGGTTGCACGATCGCCGTCGTCTACGCCCTGTCGATGATGACGATCCTCTATGCCCTCATTTTCGTCAGTCAGCCGATGGAGCAAGCTCCGAACGACGCCGAGTTCTTCAAGATCCTCACCCCCGCCGTTAGTTTCACCACCGGCATCCTCTCCGGGATGATGATGTCCGGCGGCCGCGGCAAAGACTCAGACGGCGACGGAATCCCCGACGACAAGGAGAGCTAAATGCCCGCAGCCAAGAAGACCCCCGCCATGCCCTACACGGGGAATAGCGACCCATCGGACGGCCCGCGCCCCGGCACCCTGAAGTTCGCTGAGATCATGGTCAACCGCGGCTACACGAACCTCGGCGTCTGGGCGAACCGACCGATGAGAGGCTCGACCCGCCTCTCCGTCCACGCGACAGGCCGCGCCGTCGACCTCGGCTACAACCCCGCCAAGGCGGCCCTCGTCGGCCAATACTGCCTCTGGCTTGTCGAGAACCATGTCGCGCTCGGCATTGAGGAGCTGCACGACTATTCGGGAACCTCGAAGAAGGGGACGGAGAAATGGGGTCGCGGGTTTCGCTGCAACCGCAACGGTGTCCCCGGGTGGAAAAACTGGACAGAAACCGACAACGGCGGCACCCCCGGCGGAAAATGGATCCACGTCGAGCTAGCGCCCGCCATGGCAGACGACCCTAAGGCGTTCGTGAAGGCTTGGAAAGCGATCTCCGCGACCGCCCCGGCGGCCTTGGCCTAACCGCGGACAGACTCCGCATTAGATGACCCCCTTCGAGCGCTAGCGAACTAGACACGCATCAGGCTAAGATCACGGGCGAGGGCAACCCGCAACGCACCCTCACCCAAAGTGTTGAGCCGCCTCGGACTCGCGGACTCTCGGTTGTGCAAAACTTGTTCCACCCGGGGCGGCTCCACTTTCACCCGCGGAGACTCTCTAGTTCCGCTCTTCGAGCGGCTACCGCGCCCGCAAGCGGGCTTGCTCTCTCGACATGGGCAGACTCTCTTGCCGCTTCCCCCCACGCGCTTGGGACTTGCACCCTCGGCCGCGGTTCTTCATGCGAGAGACCCACACCGGTCACGTTTTAGAAGTTCGTACTCTGCCCGACCCCATGACAGGATCGGCAGCCCCGTTCCCGGTGGATAAACGCCGCCCCATGCAACCGGGGAACCGTTCGCGGACTAACTCTCGAAGTGCAACCCCGATTATGCACCGTTGCGGAGCTTCTTCGCAAGTACCGAACAATGCTTGACATGCGCCGAAATGTTCGCTACCTTCAAGACATGCACAACCACGAAATCAGCATCTACGACCACCCTTCCGTAAAGCCCCTGTGGGACGAATACAACGCCCGCGAGACACGCGAAGCCAAGGACGAAATCCTTCCGCAACTACTCGCCGCGATGGGCGAGGTACAAAAGCAACGCGGACAGCGCACCAAAGACCGCTACATGGGGCAGAGCAAGTGAACCGCTCCTATCCCGACCCTGATTCACAACGCGACCTCTTCGCCGCGTTCGCCGAGCGAGACGAAGCGATGGAACGTGCTGACGCCCACGCCGACACCGAATGGAAAACAACCGTCGAGGCGGTCATCCTCCACATCGGACGGATGAGACCAACATTCACCGCCGACGACGTATGGGACTACCTCGAAGCGCACCACAAAGTCAGCACCCACGAACCCCGCGCCCTCGGCCCCATCCTTACCGCGCTTCACAAGGCCCGCATCATTCACCCAACGGGCGGATACAAACCGTCGCGCCGCCGTCACGCCGCCCCGATCCGCATCTGGACAACCGCAAAGGAAACCCGCCCATGATCCGACACACCGACACGATCGCCGACCTTTCGGCGGCCCTCGTCGCCGCAAGCGCCGAACTGCAAGGCGTCAGCAAAGGCCGCGAGGCATCCATCCCAACCAAGTCGGGCGGCTCCTACGCCTACCGATACGCCGCACTCGAAGACGTACTCGACACCGTCCGCCCCGTACTCGCTAAACACGGCCTGACCATCACGCAGACTGCGTCCAACCAGTCGGCAGACTATCTGACAATCTCAACCGCGATCCTGCACCGCTCCGGCCAATACATCGTCTTCGAACCGCTCGCCCTACCGAACGGCCGCACCGCCCAAGAAATCGGCTCCGCAATCACCTACGGCCGCCGATACCACCTCCTCGCCTGTCTCGGTCTCGCCGCCTCAGACGACGACGACGGAGCCGCAGCTGCACCGCGGCCACAGATCAAGGTCGCCCGGGACATGGATCACAACCGCGACGACGACAACCCGCGACCCTCCGGGCAATTCGCGCCGCGGCCCATGTCCGCGAAGCAACACGCCTACCTCGGCGACCTCATCCACAAACACAAGCTCGACGCCGTCATCCCGCCCAACCTGTCGGCGGGTGACGCAAAGGAAGCGATCGACTACATCCTGAAACACCGCACCCTGCCCGCCGGGTTCGGCATCGATGTCGCCGACGACTACGAAGACGAGGAGCCGTTCTAATGAAAACCCTCATCGCCCTCGCAATCTCAGCGTTCGTCGCGTGGATCCTCGTCAACGCTTTTGACTCTTGGTATCACGACAAAGAGTTCCGCCGCCAACAGAAACGCGACCGCCAAGGAGGCCGCTATGAATGACCCCGACGTATGGGCGGCCTTTGAGTCGACCCCTGCACCAATCGAACCCGTCGCGAACCGCGACAACTCGCTGCAAGGCTTCCAGAGGCGGCTTTTGGAGGAGTGCGGCGAGAAACTCGGCGAGACCCGGCAGCAACTCAAGACCGCGACACAGCTCCTCGACCGGGCTTACGCCCTCTTCGCACAGGTAGCGGTCGGCCGCGATCCCGTCGGTTTCGGCGACCTCATGGTGGACATGGATGACTTCCGGGAGACCCTCAATGGGTAAGACCGTCCGTTACGAAGTCGTAACACCGCACTATTGCCCTGACTGTGACCGCATCGTCGGCCAGACCTCGAAGTCCGCAGCTTGGATTGGCCGCGCCTTCCCCGGCTGTCCACGCTGCGACCGCGAGGCCGCCGTCCTGTTGCTGAAGGCGTATCACGACGGTCTAAAAGTCACGTTTATCGAAAGACCCGCCGATGAGTAAATCGAAGCAGAAAGGGACGGCGTTCGAGACTGCCGTCGTCAGATTCCTCCAAGAGAACGGCTTCCCCTACGCGGAACGCGCCCCGCTCGCAGGGAACAAGGATCGCGGCGATATCACCGGCACCCCCGGCCTCGTCTGGGAGTGCAAGAACCACAAGACCCTCGAACTCGCGAAATGGATGCAAGAAACCCTCGTCGAGACCGTGAACGCGAACGCCGACGCGGGCATCCTCGTCGTCAAGCGCCGCGGCCAAGGCGACCTCGGCCACCAATACGCGATCGTCGACCTCGCGACGATGGTCTGGCTACTGAAGGAGGCGGGCTACTAATGGACGACACCAACGAACGCGAACGGTGGAGACTCGAAACCCGCCTTGACCAGATGGCCGCCGAACTCGACGAGCTGCGCCCCATGATCGCCGCCCTCGAAGAAGTCTTTCAACTCCGCCAGCGCGGCTACTTCAAGGAAGCCGGGGCGCTCCTCGACGACCTCCAACGCAACTGGGCGGCCTACATGCGCGACCGATACCCGGATCCGCGATGACCCTCACCGTCGGCTCCCTCTTCTCAGGCATCGGTGGCCTTGACCTTGGCCTAGAACGCGCAGGGATGCGCGTCATCTGGCAATCCGAAATAGACCCTTACGCGATCCGCGTACTCGCTAAACATTGGCCGGAGGTGCCGAACCTTGGAGACATCAAGCGAATCGACTGGAGAAACATTGTTCGACCCGACGTTATATGCGGAGGCTATCCCTGTCAGCCTTTCAGCCTCGCCGGAGCGCGCCAAGGCGAAGAAGACCCGCGCCACCTCTGGCCTTGGGTACGAGAAGCCATACGCCTTCTACGACCCCGTTACGCGATCCTTGAAAATGTACGAGGCCACCTGTCCCTTGGCGGAACTACCGTCCTTAGCGAAATTGCCGCCCTCGGGTATTCTGCGGAATGGCGTATTGTTTCTGCGGCCTCCGTGGGAGCCAATCATCGACGCGACCGGATCGTCATCGTGGCTTACCCCAACGGCAGTAGTCCGACCGATGGAGGGGAATGTCCGCCTCTATCGAGCGAAGATCGAAGCGGGCGAAATGATCGAGGAGGAAGCGACCGCGATCCTCGGGAAGTCGCCCTACGAAGCGCAGGGGAAGATCCCCGCGACTTGGCCGACTGCCAGAGCATCGGCAGCGATGTCGGAAGACCTAGCGAACGTGGCGGCCAGACTGGAAGCGGGCGAACCGTACAAAGCGAAACTAGAACAAGCGGTAGCACTCTGGCCGACACCCCGAGCCGGGTCGATGTATGGGGGAACGGGCAGCGGACAGATCATCCAGGAGAGATATACGGAGGGGACAATCTCCGAAGAGGAACGCCGATCCATGCGGTCGGGGAATGGTGGCAAACTGAACCCGATGTGGGTCGAGTGGCTGATGGGATTCCCGCTCGGGTGGACAGACTTAGAGGACTCGGAAACGCCGTCGTCCCCCAAGTAGCCGAAGTCATAGGCCGCCTCGTAGTCGCCCACAACGAACAGCAACCGCGCTAGGGTCTATGACAACCCACGACCCACGCCTCGCCCCGATCGGCGGCTCGCAGGCGCACCCGTCCGGAAGGAGCCACCAATGGCAACCCGTCTACCCATCACCGCAGCCCTCGCGCTTATGATCTCCACCATGACACCCAATGCAACGGCGGCCGAGCGGTACTACAACCCCGACGCCCCCGAGTGCCACCGCCTCGCCAAGACCGCCGTCTCGGTCGGCTGGCCACGCCGCGAGATGCCCGAGCTGCGTCGAATCGCAGGCCGCGAGAGCCTCTGCCGCAACACCGCCTACAACCCGAAAGACCCTTACGGCGGCTCCTATTGCGCCCTCCAAATCAATGGCTCCAACCGCGGCTACCTCACCCGACAGCGCATTATCCGCGCAGATATGGAAGAACTACGCGCCTCCCCCACCAAGTGCATGAAGGCGGCCCTCGCCCTCTGGAAGCTCTACGGATGGCGGCCTTGGGCAGGAGCTTCGAGCGCCCCATGACCGCGATCCAACTCTCCCTACTTGGCGGCCAACAAGAAGCCCGCACCTCGGACGACTATTACACCCCCCGATGGGTCTTCGACACCATGGGAATCACGTTCGATCTAGACGTTGCCTGTCCGCCCGAAGGCCCGATCCACGTCCCAGCAGCCCGCTACTACACGGCGGCCGACGACGGCCTAGCGCAACCGTGGGAAGGCCGCGTCTGGATGAATCCACCATTCAGCAAGACGACACCGTGGGCATTACGGTTTATAGACCACGCAAACGGTATCGCATTAGTCCCGTTTGCGAAATCAAAATGGGCCTGCACCCTATGGGACGCCGCTGACGGGATCGTGATGCTTCCGTCGACCTTCAAGTTCGAGGGCGGATCGATCTTTATCCAAACAATGCTGGCAGCCTTCGGGGACGAAAACGTCGCCGCGATCAACAAGATCGGTCGCGTCAGATGACAAAACCCCAATACTCCGGCGCGTGGGCAACCGTCCGCAAGCGGATCCTCGCCCGCGACCGCGGCGTCTGCCAGATCCAAGCCCACGGCTGCACCGTCCGCGCAACCCAAGTCGACCACATAGTCCCGGTCTCGAAGAATGGGGCATGGCTCGACGAACGCAATCTCCGAGCGGCCTGCGCAAAATGCAACAATGGCCGCAACAAGACCGCCAATCTGAAGGCCTCCCGAGCATGGTAGGGGGGTTGTTTCTTCCCAAGAGGTCGCTTGTGACCCCGACGAAGGCCGTCAAGTTGTGTACCCGAGACGGTGGGGGTCGCGATGACTGACCGGGCGAAGCCGCGCAAAACTGCGCAAAAAAAGGCGAAACCGACGCAAAATCCGCAACCTTCTAGCAATTTCGGGGCGATGTCTCTCATGGTGGAGGCGCTTCGTTCGGCGGGCCGGTTGGAGAATGTTGACCGGGCGCGGGTTCAGATCGCGCTCCACCTTGCGCAGATGGTGGACGATCACCCGGAGAACGTCGGTCTCTGGCAGCAATACCGGGCCGCGGAGCAACTTTTGAGAGAGGTGACTAATGACGATGGTGACGGCATCGCGGATCTCTTCCGCGCCTTCGACGCCGAGGTTCGCAACGCCGAGAACGGAAAGCCGCCGAAGCGTCGGCGATGAGATCGCGGCGGTCGCGGCCCTTCTCGGACAGCCTCTCCTTCCGTGGCAGCGTCAGGTAGCGGATGTTGCGGGTGAGCTTCTACCTGACGGCCGCCCTGCTTTTCGTACCGTTGTGGTCGTGGTGCCGCGTCAGGCGGGGAAGACGACCCTCTGCCTCTCGGTCATGCTGCACCGGGCGCTCCGTTGGGGGACGCCGCAGAACATCGTCTACACGGCCCAATCAGGGCATCATGCTCGGAAGAAGTTTCGGAACGATCAGCTGCCGATCGTCGAGGCGTCACGGATCCGTTCGGCGGTCGAGCGGGTTTATCTGGCGTCGGGTATGGAGGCGCTCGTCTTCAAGAATGGCAGCCGGGTCGAGCCGTTGCCGTCGACGGCGTCCGCGATGCACGGCAAGACAATCGACCTAGCCATCCTCGACGAGGCCCGCTTCGATAAGGACAACGTCCGCGAGGCTGGAGCGTTGCCCGCTATGGCCACCCGAAAGGACGCGCAGCTGTGGATAATCTCCGCAGCTGGGGATATTGAGTCCACGTTCCTCCGCGACAAGGTCGAGAAGGGCCGCGCCGCCGTGGAGGCCGGGACGACCGAGGGCATCGCGTATTTCGAGTGGAGCGCCCCGGACGACGCCGACATCGACGACCCGGCAACGTGGCAACATCACCCCGGCCTCGGGCATCTCATCACGGAGCAGACGATCGCCCACGCCCGCCAGACCACCAAGTCGGTCGACGAGTTCTCCCAAGAATGGCTCGGCATCTGGAGCAAGGCCGTGGAGACGGTGATCCACCCGGCAACGTGGCAGAAGTGCATCGACAAGAAGGCGGCCCCGGACGGCCCGCTCGTCTTCTCCGTCGATGTCGCTCTCGACCGCTCGCGGGCAACGATCGCGGTCTGCGACCGGGCGGGACGGATCGAGATCGTCGACTCCCGCGACGGGATGGGTTGGGTCGCGGAACGGATCCGCCAACTATCCCGCCGCCATAAAGCGCCCTTTGTCGTCGACGGCTACGGCCCCGCCGGCACCCTCGTCGAACCGCTCGAAGCCTTAGGGATCGCGATTACCCGCTATACAACACGCGATGTCGTCACCTCCTGCGGCTTGTTCTTCGACGCGATCCAAGCCCACACGATCAAGGTTCGCCCCGATGAGAACCTCGAAGCGGCGGTTGCGGGTGTCCGCAAGAAGAGCATGGGCGCGGGCTGGCTGTGGGCGCGAACCGACTCAGGCGTCGACATCACCCCGCTCTATGCCGCGACGCTCGCATGGCATAACGCGACACAGAAGAAACCCGAACCTACGACGAGGAGCTTCGTCTTATGAGAATTGCCATAGCACTACAAGCCGCAGGGACTACGCTTGTAAGCGTGGCTCTCGGTCTCGCCTACCTCCCCGCCGGTATCGCGGCCGCGGGCGTCTCCGCTCTCGCCTTCGGCATCGCTATCGAAAAGGGTCTAAATGCTAAACCGCCTTCTCACTAGGCAGCGCGTAACATTCCCGAACGGCAACTCGGTCGACGGCTACGGCCGCATTTCCCGCAACTACGTCGACACTTGGGCTGGCACTTACGTCGACAGGTGGAGCGCCCTCTCGGTTCCGGGCGTCTGGCGCGGCGTGAATCTCATCGCCTCCGCGATCGCCGGTCTCCCGATCGACGCGGTGCGCGGCGGCCAAGTCATCCCGACCCCGCCGATTCTGTCACGACCGAACCCGCCCGAAACACGCTTCACTACCATTCAGGCCGCGATCGCTTGCGCGATCATCGACGGCAACTTCTTCGCCGTTCTCGGGCCGCTCGGCGTGAACGGCTACCCGGACACGATCTACCCGATCGACCCTATGCGCGTCCGCTGTAAATACGAAGACGGCCGCCGCATCTACGAAATCGACAACGTCCGTTTCGATCAGTCCGAAGTTATGCACGTTCCCGGTTTCACAATGCCGGGTGAACATTTGGGCGTCGGACTCTTGCAGGCGCAACGTCAAGGTCTCGGGATGTCGATCGCGGTCAATGAGTACGCGGCCCGATACTTCAATGGTGGCACGACCCCGAGCGTCGTCCTCCACACGGAGAACCCCGACCTCTCGCAAGAAGACGCCGACCTCATCAAGCAGAAATGGCTGATGCATTACGGCGGCCGCAGCCGCGAGCCTGCGGTGCTGGGCGGGATCAAGGTCGAGCCGCTGACCGATAACGCGGGGGACTCGCAACTTGTCGAGTCGCGCCAATTCGATCTAACCGAGATCGCGAACATGCTCGGAATCCCGCCCTACTATCTCGGCGCTCCCAACTCTTCGCGCACCTACTCGAACGTCCAAGAAGAGCAGATGCAGCTCTTGCGCTTCGCTCTCATGCCGTGGATCGTCCGCTTCGAGCAAGCATTCAGCGATCTACTGCCACGCGGACAGGTCGCCAAGTTCAATGTCGACGCCTTCCTCCGCCCGGACACCCTGACCCGGTATCAGGCGCACGAAATCGGTCTCCGCTCGGGCTTCCTCACGGTGGACGATGTCCGCAAGATCGAAGACCTCGAACCGCTTGAAGGAGCCGAGGAAGACATGGGGCCGCTCGAAATTGACGAGACCGCCGACATGGCAGAACCAGAAGACGACATGGAAGAGGAGATGCTTTCGTGAACATTGAGAACCGCAGCTACGAATCGGATCTAGAGATCCGGGCGGGCGGCGACGGCCGAACGATCGTCGGGATCGTCGTTCCCTATAACGTGGAGCAGCGCATCACCCGAAGCCTGACCGAAGTCTTCCTCCCGGGCGCTTTCTCGGCCGTGACCCGCGCCGCGCACCGCGTCAAGCTTCTCGTCGGCCACGACGCGAACCAACTCCCGCAAGGCCGAGCGACCCTTCTTCGTGAAGAACCGGGCGGCCTGTACGGCGAGTTCCGCGTGTCGAAGACGCAACGCGGGGACGAGCTTCTCGAACTTGTCGCCGACGGTGCGGTCGACCAGTTCTCCGTCGGGTTCCAACCGTTGCAGGATCGCAAGCGGGCCGACGGCGTCATCGAACGAGTCCGCGCACATCTCGCGGAGGTCAGTTTGGTCACATTCGGTGCGTATGGCATGGCCGCCTCCGTCGCAGGGATCCGTGAGAAGTCCGCAACCCCGAACCTCGACGCGGCCCGCGAACTTTTGGAAGGGTTGAAGTAATGCCCTCACCTCAGCGGAGAATCACCGTCACGGACACGGCAACCCTTCTTGTCGGCGCGGATCCAACGAACCGCCCGGTCTGGATGCAGATCCTCGGCAACTCGACGGTCTACATCGGGGACTCGGCCGTCACCTCGACTAACGGCTTCCCGGTCGCGAAACACTCGGCCCCGCTTCAGGGCGCACTCGGCCCCGGCCAAGCCCTCTACGGGATATGCGCGAGCGGTGAAACCGAAACCGTCTGCATCTTCACCGCTCCGGAGGACTAGTGCCTTGGCACATTGAGGCCGACAACCCCGATTGTCAAGGGTTCGCGGTAGTCAAGGACGGCACCTCTGAGGTCGAGGGATGTCACCGCACCCGATCCCAAGCGGAACGGCAACTCGCCGCCCTCTACGCCGCGGAACCCGAGGCTCGCGCCCCCGGCGTCCCAACCAACGAGATGGCCGCCGAAGCGGAACGCGGCCTGAAATGGCGCGAGGAGTTCGGCCGCGGTGGAACCCTTGTCGGGGTTGCTCGCGCCCGCGACATCGCAAATAAACGGACTCTCAGCGCCTCCACGATCCGCCGTATGCGCTCTTACTTCGCCCGTCATGAGGTCGACAAGCAGGGGACAGGGTTCTCACCCGGCGAGGACGGCTACCCGTCGGCGGGTCGTATCGCGTGGGCGCTCTGGGGAGGCGACCCCGGGAAGGCTTGGGTCGAGGATCAGATCGCCGCGATGGAAGGCCGCGTCGAATACGAGGACGACATCAACGAGGAAGACATGGGCGAATCCGACGAGGAAGCGGTCGTCGCTACCGATATCGACGACACGATCGTCCGCAACGGCACCGAACCGATACAGGCCGTCATCGACAAGATCAATGCGATCGGGTTGGATGTCTACGTCATTACGGGCCGCGACCCCGCCCGCCGCGCCGAGACCGAACGCCTCCTCGACGACATCGGCCTCGAATGGGACGACCTCATTATGGTTGGGACGCAGGAAGCGAAACGCGACGCGATCCTCGCGCTGGCGGCCGAGCATCCGATCGCCTACGCCTTCGAGAACAATGCGACGGTGCGCGGCTACTACAAGGAAGCCGGGGCGACCTCGATCTCTGCGGGGACACGCCGCGCCGAAGTAGAGGAAATACTCGCGGAGCTTCGTCGCGCTCGCTAACATCCCAAGTAACGACACCTCGACACCGGCAGCAGACACCCCGCATAGGCGGCACCTCTCACCGGACGGATCGACACCTCGGCAACCCAAACCGACAACATCTCACAGGAGAAACCCACAATGGCTAACGCCTTCTTGTCGAAGTTGACCGAGCAGCGGTCGGCCAAGACTTCCCTCATCGACTCGACCCTTGCCCGCGCCGCGGAAGAGGATCGCGACATCACCGAAATCGAACTCGCCAACATTCAAGCCCTGAAGCTCGAAGTCGAGAAACTCGACGAGCGCATCGCGCAGATCGCCGAGATCGAAACCCGCAACGCCGCCCACGCCGAAATCGTCGCCAAGGTCGACGGCTCGGCCCCGGTCGAGCAGCGCGGCGGCTACCGCGTCACCTCCGAGGAGCCGACCTACCACGCCCGCTCGAAGAACGACTTCCTCGCCGACGCGATGGCAGCCGAGTTCGGCGGCTCGTACGAGGCTCGCGAGCGCATCGCCCGCTACCAGAACGAAGTCCGTCTCGAAAAGCGCGACAGCGGTTCGAGCAACTTCGCTGGTCTCGTCATCCCGCAGTACCTCGTCGACCAGTTCGCGCCGCTCCGCCGCGCAGGCCGCCCGGTGCTGGACATTTCGACGCAGGCCGCACTCCCCGCGCAGGGCATGACGGTCAACATCGGCCGCCTCACCACGGGAATCACCTCGTACGTTCAGGCTTCGGAGAACACCGCCCCGACCGAATCGTCCCCGGACGACACGCTCCTCACGGTGAACGTCAACACCGTCGCGTCGATGTTCGACATCTCGAAGCAGGCCGTGCTCCGTGGCACCGGCGTCGAGACGCAGCTCCTCGGCGACGCGATCCGCAGCTACCAGACGAAGCTCGACGGTCTCGCGATCAACGGCTCCGGTTCGAGCGGTGAACACCGCGGCATCCTGAACACCTCGGGAATCAATGCCGTCACCGCGACGGACGCTTCGCCGACATGGGCCGAGTTCTTCCCGAAGCTTGTCGAGGCGATCTCGGCAATCTCGACGAACTTCTACGGTCACGCGACCCACATCGTCGCCCACCCGTCGCTCATTGGTTGCTGGCTCCGCGCCCTCGACACGACGAACCGTCCGATCTTCTCGCCCACCGCAGGGAACCCGTTCAATGCCCCCGGCACGTTCGACCGTCCCGGTTACGACCTCGGCGGCCTGCAGATCCTCGGCATCCCGGTCGTCGCAGACGCGAACGTCCCGACGAACCTCGGCTCAGGCACCAACGAGACCGCGGTCATCGTCGGTGACTTCCGCGAGAGCTACATCTGGGAAGACAACGGCGGTGCGCCGCTCTACGTCCGCTTCGAGCAGCCCGACGGAAACATCGCAATCCGTACCGTGGTGTTCGGCTTCTCGGCGTACACCGCGGGCAAGTACCCGACCGCCTTCTCGGCGATCACCGGTACCGGCCTCATCACGGCGAACTGGGCCTAAGTAGTTTCCCCCCGGTTGCACGGGCCGGGGGGATCTTCTTCCCATCATGCAAGACCTCATCGTCGCAGCACTACGACGCGAACTAGACGGCTACCTCAACCGCGGCCGCCTCGACCGCGCCCGCCAAGTCGTCGACCAGATGGCGCTCCTCGGGTGCGATGTCTCCGAAGTCCTCTCTCGGTTGGCGTCGACTGTGCCACCCGAGGAGGCCTCTACCCCGAAGCCCGCCAAGAAGGCGGCCACTAGAAAGGCGAAGAAGTGACGATAACGAACGGGTACGTCACGCTTTCGCAGGTGAAGGCTTATCTCGGGATTCCGGTCGCGGACACCGTCGACGACGCGATGCTGGAGCAGATCGTCGAATCCTCGTCCCGGTCGATTGATCGGATCGCGGGACGCTACTTCTACCAAGACGCCGGCACCTCCGCCCGCTACTACCGGGCCGTTTCCCCGGTGTCGCTTCTCGTCGACGACATCTCCACCACGACGGGCCTCACGATCGCGATCTCGACCGACGGCACCAACTACTCGACGAACATGATTTACGACACGGACTTCATCGTCGAGCCGTTCAATGCCGCCGCAACCGGGCGGCCCTACACCCTCATCACCTCGCTCGGCACTCAGTATTTCCCCTATCCGTGGAACTATCGCCCGGGCGTCCGCGTTACAGCCCGCTGGGGTTGGCCGTCAATTCCCGACGACATCGTCGAGGCCTGTCTCATTCTTTGCGCCGACCTCTACAAGCGGAAAGATTCCGTCGGCGGCGTCCTCGGCCTGTCCGAAATGGGCGCAATCCGCATGTCCCCCCTCGGCCGCGACATCTCGGCGATGGTGCGGGCATACCGCCGCGAGGTTGTCGGGTGACGATCACCATCTCGGCTCTCCGCGCCGGGGCGCAGACGCAGCTCGACACGATCGCGACTCTGCGCACCGTCTACGACTACATTCCCGACACCGCGCCCGCGACCCCTTGCGGGATTGTCGGCAACGTCTCCATCGACTGGGATGACGCGATGCAACGCGGCCTCGACCGGGCGACGTTCTCCGTCTACGTCATCGTCTCCCGGATGTCGGAACGCTCCGGGCAGGACACCCTCGACTCGCTTCTCGCCGGATCCGGCTCGGGTTCCGTAAAGACGGCGCTCGAAGCGGGCGGCAACCTAAACGGATCTTGCTCGACGGTGATAGTCACCCGCGCAACGCCCATCAGTATTAGCATGGGAGGCGTCGAGTTTTTCGCCTATGACTACGAGGTAGAAGCCTATGGCTAGTTACAAAGTCCTCTCCGATCTTGTTACCGGGAAGAAACCCGGCGACACAATCACGGACGACGAGCTTCTCGGCTGCAACGTCGAGGCGCTCATCGAAGGCGGCCACATCACCGCCGACACCAAACCCACCAAGGCCGACAAGGAGTAACTCATGGCCGTATTTGTATTGAAGAACGCGAGCATCACGGTCAACTCGGTCGACCTGTCGGCCTACGCGACGAGCATCACCCTCAACTACGAGGTCGACTCGGTCGAAGTAACCGCGATGGGATCCACCGGCCACACCTTCACCGGCGGCCTCCAGAATGTTTCGTGCGACGTCACGTTCAACCAAGACTTCGCAGCGACCAAGGTCGCAGCCACACTCGACGCCCTGATCGGCACCACGACAACCGTCGTCGTCAAGCCCGACTCGGGTGCAGTCTCGGCCACGAACCCGAGCTACACGATCAGCAACGCCTTCCTCGCCGCGACGCAACCCGTGAACGGTTCGGTCGGCGACCTCGCTTCGATGTCGGTCTCGTTCACCGGCGGATCGCTCGTCAAGGCCGTCGCCTAGCCCGCCATGCTTCTCGTAACCGTCCGGCACAGGGACGGCCGCGAAGGCACCTTCCCGGTGTGGCCGTCGGTCGAGTACGCCTTCGAGGCGGACAAAGAGACCGGAAACTTCGATCAACTCTGGGGCGACGACGCCCCGAAACATTGGCATTACCGTCTCGCCTACTACGCGGCCCTGAAAGCGGGGGCCGTGGGTCTCGGCGAGATCTTCGAGAAGTGGATCGACAACGTCGCCGGGATCCAATACGGCAAAGGTGACGAGTCGGGAAACCCTACTCGGGAGGAGCAGCCGCCGAACTCTTCGCCCTCCTCGCACTAAAGACGGGGATCGCGCCGCGGGAACTCCTCGAAACACCCCCAGAAATACTGCAGTACATGATCCGATATGTCGTCGGGAAACCGTCTAACGACTGGGAGGCGCTAGCCGAAATGGATATTCCGACCAATGGCTAACGGCACCTATGGTTTCCGCATTTCGTCGACCGATACCCGCATGGGATCGGCGCAGATTGAGGGTCTGCGCGAAGTGCAAAAGGCGCTAAAGGATCTTTCCGACGATCTGAAAAACGAGATGAAGTCGACGCACTTGGAGGCCGCGAAGATTGTCGCGGAAGCAGCTCGACCTCTCGCACCCGTACGCACCGGGCGTCTCGCCGCTTCGGTTCGAGCGTCGGCCGTGCGCACCGGCGGCCGCGTCAGACTTGGGGCTTCGTCGGTTCCCTATGCTGGCCCGATCCATTTCGGTTGGCCCGCCCGGAGGATCAAGCCGCAACCGTTCGTCTATGAGGCGCTCGACCCGCGCCGCGACGAGGTTGCCGAGGTGTATGCGGCGAGGCTGAATGATCTGATTGTCCGCTACGGCATCGCGTCCGATAAGGCGGGCAACGTCTACGGAACGAAACTAGGCTAGGGTCGTGGCCCGCTCTAAGTCGATCTCGATCCCTATTACCGGGAACTCCGCACCTCTGCGGAAAGAGATCAAAAAGGCGAACCAAGAGCTAACCGCGTTCGGTAAGGCTCAGGCCCAATGGTCTAAAGCCTCCGCGCTGGCTTATAGCGTCGTCGGTTCGGCAGCCGCACAGTTCGCGATCTCGTCCGTGAAGGCCGCGATGGAGGATCAGAAAGCACAAGCCGTCCTCGCTAAGGCTCTCCAGAACACCGTCGGCGCGAACAAGCAGGCACAGGCCGCCGCCGAGTCGTACATCGAAACCCTCATGTACGCCTCGAACATCACGGACGATCAGCTTCGCCCCGCGTTCGCCAACCTTGTCCGGGCAACCGGCGACATCACGAAAGCGCAACGCCTCCTCTCGCTTGCTACCGATGTTTCGATCGGCGGGAACGTCGAACTCGAAGCCGTCACCAAGGCACTCTCGAAAGCCGCGCAAGGCCAGACCTCAGCGTTCGGGCGTCTCGGTCTCGGCATCTCAACGGCGGCCCTGAACTCGGGCGACCTCGCCACCGTCACCGAAGAATTGTCCCTAAAGTTCAGCGGCTCGGCAGCTGCGGCCGCGGACACTATGGGCGGCCGGATGGAGAACCTCACCATCCGTTTCGGCGAATTGAAGGAGCAGATCGGGACGGAGCTTCTTCCGGTGCTGGAAGACGGCACCTCGAAGATGCTCGACTTCGTCTCCGCCCTCCAGACCGGAGACATTTCCGATACGGCGTCGAGCGCCTACGATCTCGCGAACGGTATCGGCGACATCGGCCGCAACCTGTCCGGTATCGGCATCGTCACCGGGTTTATCAAGAACCTCAACCCGTTCGCGAAAGACGCCGAGGAAGCGATCCGCGGCCTAACCGACGCGACCAACGAATCGGCGGCCGCGTTCCGCAAGTTCGACGACCTGTTCTCTCGGATCCCGCCCAAGATCGATCAGATGAGGATGAAAGGCGAGGACTACCAGAAGAACATCGCCGATTACGTCTCGTCGCAGACCGAGCAAAAGTTCGCGGACATCGTCAAGAAACGGAACGACGCGATCGCCGCCGGTGCCGCCGCGTCGAAGAAGGACGCCGACGCGAAGAAGGCGGCCAAGAAGGAATACGCCGCGAACGCCGCGACGCTGCGGGACGCGCTCGGGTCGGCCCTGAAGGACGCCCAAAAGAACCTCGCCGACGCCAAGACGGAAGCCGACGACTTCGGCAAGAGCCTCGCCTTCTCGTTCGGGGTCTCGTTGGCTGGAGCGTACGACGACGCGAAGCAGTCCGAACAGACCTACACAGACGCCCTAGACGCCCGCAAGAAGGCCTACGAAGCGCTCGACGTCGCTAAGCAAGGCGACGATCTCAACTCGTACCTGAAGGCCGTACAGGACGTAGCGACGGCAGAGCAGCAAGTCACCGACGCCCAAAAGGCCCGCATCACCCCCGCTCAAGCGTTCGCCGACCAGATCGCGGCGGCCAAAACATTCGGGACAAACCTAAAGACCCTCGTCGGACAGGGTCTCGGACAAGCCGGATTACAGCAACTTCTGAACCTCGGCCCGACCGCCGGGGCGGAAGTCACCAAAGCGCTCCTCGAAGGCACCGCCGGATTCACCGTCGGCGG